CTCTTCCCAGGAAGTCTGTAGGGGATTCTCTCTTGAGGGATTTGGTTGTCACACCTCATCAAGAAACAACCTGGGCGTCGACCTTTGCGATAAAAGGTAGGTCAAGTGCCGGCGGAATCAACCGCCAAAACAAATTCACTAGCTAGTTGCGGATAAGCAGTAAGCTACTAATTTACAAAACGTTGCCTCTGAGCCAACCAGTAAATACCTCAGATTAAACAAAGTTATCTGGGCTTGGAATCGATTTCCACACATAGTTGCCCGTCACAGGGCAGGCTTGGCAATCAGTGATGGTCTGTAATCTCCATCCACCGCAGCAGGTGAACGATAGAAAAGCTGCCGTACGCTACCGCGTAGGGGGTCCCGCACAGGGTGACAGTGCCACTGGTTGATGGTCCCATAGACCACAAACGTACATGTGAATTGGTTACAATGGATATCTCTAAAGTTGTAACGTTGTACGTCCCTCCTTCTCCGCCTACACAGACCCTTGGGCAGGCTGTGTTTGAATTTGTCCTACTTCTCGACAGGACACTGGTTTGGTTATGGGTCGCTTTGTCGTCCGTACCCGAAACGGTGTTTCTTGTTTCCTTAGATTTTCTCGGACTTTTGGCCCTTAACGGGGTGTTTTGGTTCGAGAGGTGCCCATGGTTTTTCTGGTTTGTTTGGTTGCCGCTCGTTGTGGCAACGTATGTCCAGTTTTTGCTGTGGGCCAAAGCCGTGTTCTTTCGTTTCGCGGTTTTGCTTTGGAAACTAGTCTTCAGGCGTCTCGTTCTAGGTTGGCTACTAGAGCTTGCGGCTGCTTGGCTATTGAGAGGTTCGCTGTCCCCTCCGAGTGTGCTGCGCTCCGAGGTAATTGTTGATGTGAGTTTGTCCGGCTCACAGTTGGCGCAAGCGCGTGGGATCGCGTTTGCGCAAGCAGCAAATGTCGCACATGCCAGTGTGACGGCGGGCGGGTTAACACCCACCCGACATCGAAAACGAGCGGTTTGGACAAACCGTCTCCAAGCTTATCTCGGCGGGCGCCCTGGCGCTGTCGGAGATCTTATCAGAGGGCGTTGGACACCAGACCTCCCTTCTGATCAGAGACCCGCTAGTGTCAACGCTTTGCTGGGATTGGCCGACCTCGATGTAAAACTCCTTGGTGGAGGAGTGCTCCCAACTGGAGTTTACGAGCACGAGGTGTTCATCGTCGTGGACACGAGTTTGGGTCGACTTGTCATCGCCCCTGCTTTGCTCGCTAAACTCTCCCTCTATTCGTGCTTTCGTCCGCGAACACCTGATCTCTTGTCTGGCCTCAGAGCCAGAGCCAGGGAGTGGTTTTCCGAAAAAGGCGTGGCTGATTTGGCATCAGCTTTTGTGTTACCTGACACGGTAATGCTTGCCTTTAAGGAGACTGTTCCTGAGAGAATGGCCCGCGAACGTTTGGATGAATTTGAGGATCCACCCTCTCAATAGGCCAGCCCGATTGACATTCCAGGTCTGTGCTGGGGGGTTCCCCCCCCGGTCCATACCGGTGTCCTGGACACCAGGAAGGTTGATTGGGCTGATTGCTGCGAGAGTAAGCGAAGGATGAGGACCGCGTTGCCGCTACCCACGCCAGGGTGTTTTGTGCCTACGTGCAACAGGTCCTGTCCACACAACGAGGTCACCGCATTGGCGATGCGGTCCATGGGTCGTGTTCCGCCACAGGTTTTTGAGCCTGTGTCTGCCCGTTCAGTTGCTGTCTGGCGAGAGCTTAGAGCTTTCGCCAGAAGGTACAGAGATGGAGCATGGTCGTGGAGAGATACCGCCGAAAGCTATAACGGAGTGCTTAGGCGGCGATACCTAGAGGCCGAAAGGTCGTTGAGGGAAGATGGACTTTCCGGTTTTCAGGACTGGACCATCAGGGCTTTCCTCAAAACAGAGAAGAACCGGGTTGCGGGCAAGCCTATGAAGCCCAGGCTTATATATCCAAGGTCACCTAGATATAACCTTGAGGTCGCAAGCCGGTTGAAACCATTTGAGCACTGGCTTTGGGGCAGGCTCGATGGCTCTGTTTTAGGTGTTGGTAAATCTCGCCTTGTTGCGAAAGGTCTCAACCAGAGACAACGCGCCAACCTCATCGTCAAAAAGTTTAGAGCTTTCGATGAGTGCGTTTGTTTCGAGGCGGACGGTACGGCGTTCGAGGCCCATGTGGGTCCATCTTCTTTGGAGCAGGAACAGGCTGTCTATGCTGCAGCGTTTCCTGGGGATTCACGTCTCCGATTTCTGCTTTCCAAACAGTTGGAGCTGCGTGGCACAACTTCTTGTGGTGCTCGTTTTTCCCGTTCGGGAGCAAGAGCTAGCGGCGATTTCAACACAGGCATGGGCAACTCCCTTGTCTTTTTGGTTGAGGTTGTGTCAGCTCTCAGGCTCTTCAACGTTAAATTCGATGTTCTTGTCGATGGTGACAATGTCTTGGTGTTCCTTGAGCGCCGTGACTCTGAGGCTGCGTTGGCAGGCTTCAGCAATGCCGTTTTAGAGAGCTCTGGCCACGAGGTGTTACTTGAGCGTCCGGTCACCCGTTTAGAGGAGGT